CTTCGGGTTCGGGTAACAACTACCGACAGGTCTCGCCACGCACACCAGAGATCTCGCAGCAGGCGCTTCTCCATGACGCGAAGCGCCCGCAAATGTATGTGTCCCTCGGATCGATAAGCGGCATGCTCGCCCTTGGGAATCTTTGCGGCCGGGGCGACCTTCAATCCTTCGGCCGCAGCTTTGTCGAGTTCGACCTGCTTGCGGGCCAGATACAACTCTCGATATGGACCTTCCTTCGTGAGTAACCCCAAACTGCCGACGACGTGCATCAAGGCGCGGCGCGAAGGGCTGTAGCCTGCCTCCAGTGCGGCAGCCACATCACGGTGCTTACGCTGGCCTGGCGCGAGTCCAAATCGCTTCCACAGCTTCGCGGGGCCACTGTAACCCGACAAATCGCCAGCCTCGCCGATGATGCAGGCAAGATTGCGGGGGCCCAAGCCGCGAACGTGCTCAGCCCACGCACCCCATATAGGCAGCGCTTTCGCTTGGCGTTCCATTTCGCGCTCGGCTTTGCGGCAATGCTTGCGCAGGTAGGCTTCGGCCACGAGCAGCGGCATCACGAGTTCCTTTTCCGCTTCGCTAAGCGCCTTACCGATATCGGCAGGTAACGGCAGTTCACTTTCCATCGCCATGCTGCGGGCGGTTTTTATGGTGCCACGCACTTGACTGCGCAAGCGGATTTGCGCCTTGAGCAATCGGCGCCGATAGCGATGGGCGGCGCATAGTTGCGAGAGTTTCAAGGATTCAGGCCGATTTTCCATTGCGGTCTCCGTAAAGGGGCTCTGAGTTGCACAGGGCGCATCTGGGTAACAACGCTCGTCTGGTGCAACTCAGATATCAAACTTGCGCTTCAACTCCTGGAGCTGATCTTCGCTCCAACGATCACGCACACGCTCGCCAGCTTTCAGCTTGCGATAAATGGCGGCATAGAAAGACGCATTTTTTGAAAAGGATTCGGCAGAGGATTTTGACGTGCGTTCGGCTCGCTGCAGATCCTCGATATGCGCGTCGCCTAGAATTGTTCCGGTGGGCAACGTGAAGCGATCGAGCATGATCTGAATTTGAACCACCTTTTCACGTAGGCCAGCAGCCGCGCGGTTCTTGCCAGGCTCTTTTTGTGTGGGTATTGGAGTGCTACGCGCCGCCGTGTCTGGAGAATGGTGCGCCGGGCCTTCATTACTCATTGCATTTTGAGGTCCTGCGCCGACGTCGATGACACTGAGAGGAACCTTCAAACTACGCACGCCATGCTGCGCGTGTTTCATGAGTATGTGCGCAGCTAACGCAAGGGCTTCTTTCTGAAGTCGCTCATCAGCCAACAGCAGAGCCAACAAAGCCTTTTCTGCTGGATTAATCAGGCACTGGTGCTGCCGATAGATGGTATGGGCGATTCTATAGAGGCTAATTTCTTCCTGAGTCTCACTGTCAAGATTGACAGGATCGTTAGCCGTCTTTTGATTTGATGCGTCCACTGTTACCCCCTGGGTAAAGCAGTGATGGTGCGACCAATGGCCGCGAAATGTCAACTGCGCTCCCCGCAGGGGTATAGATTTGCGCAGTGCGTCCGTGCAAACTATCTGATATGGATTTTCGCGTCATTCCCGCCATATGGGCGAGCCTCGCAGCGCCGACGGCTCTGTATGCCGCGCCGGCACCTTACCCGCATGTAGTGAGCGCGGGGACAGTGGCCCGAAGTTTCGCTGCGGCTGGATCATATTTGAGTGCAGCATGGGTTCAGCTACCACGCCTGGCAACGCGGGCAGACGCTACTGCGGCCAACGTCGGGTAACTCCTCTCGACAGACGACGCAGTGCGTGTGGATGGGAAAGATCCGGTCCCAAAAACGCGTAATCCTATTCCATAGATTGAGCACCGCTGTTCTCCCTGTCCTTGCGATGGCGGCATTCTACTCATTATCCAGTTGCTACGTGTTTGATTCTATTGGCGCGTGTTGCTACGTTTTAGCACGTGCGCCAGGCTGGCAGAAATAACTCAAGCCAATGAATAATAAAAGGAAAGTGCGAATTCTCATGGTCTGTCTTGGGAGTACATGGGGGTGCATTGTTTCCCGTGAAACAAAGGGTTTCCTCACTTCCCCTCCACTATTCGTCGACAAAATTTCGCTCATACAGTGGTCTTGATCTGCGTCCACACGGCGCCGCGGCCGTCGTGGTACATGGCCGTCGTCGCAGCGTCGGAATGCCCAAGCAACTCCTGCGTGTTGATGCCTCCCTGAGCCGCGTAGAGGCGCTCAGACAGGCTACGAATCTCATGGAAGGTTGGCGGTGTCTTCTCGCCCCAATCGATTCCAAGCCTGTCCACGGCATCGCCAAAGCGCTTTGAGATGGTATCGATCCAAATCTTGCGGCCGATTGGGCTGTTGCCGCGCTGGACGGTCTGGTGCACGAGATACTTGCTCAAGACCCCGCTACGCCTGCACTGCGCTACTACTTCGCCCAAGCTCGTGCGGAAGGCATCGAGTCGCAAATCCAGCGGGATGAAGATCCTGTGCGGATTAGCGCCCTTCTCGGAAGCCTGAACGCACCACCAGCCGCCATCGTGGAAATCCTTGAACTGCGCCTCTGCGACATCCTCGCGCCGCTGCGCGCCTACCAGCGCGAGCGCCATGGCGTTCTTGAGCCACGGCTGCAGCTTCGCGTCTTCATAGAGCCGCATGAACACGTCGAACATCAGTCTGGCGCGTTTCACCTCGACCGATACCGAGAGGCGCGTATCCATGACCGGGCTTTCTTCGGTCCAGCCCGCCACGCGAGCCTCCCTAAACCAGCCTTGAGCGAAACCGCGGAGCGATTGCGCCGTCCTCGCCTTCCCCTCACCGACCACGGCCTCGAGCATTCCAGACACGGCCAGCGCTTTGACTGATGCCAACGGCGTATCCGCGCCAAGCATCCGGACCAACCGCGCGCCCAGGCTTTTGTACGTCCGCAGCGTCACTGCGGCGTAGTCTTGCTTTGCGATCGCAGCCTGGTACTTGGTGTTCCAGGCTTCAACCGATCGATCACCGTCACCGGTGATCCGGTGAATGAGCCGCGGACGGTTAGCCAGTTTGGCGATATGGAGGTTCGCCTCGACGGCTTCATTGAAGGCCTTGGCCTTGTCTCGACCTATCCCAAATTCCTCGTGCGTCTTCGGGTGCCGCCACGAGTAATAGCCGTCGCGCTCGTAGAGATGCTTCGGCCATCCTCGCTTACGTTCACTGCGCCGGCGTGGGCTCATGGATCGTTATGGTTCAGGTACTTGGCGTCTTCTTGCACGAAGTATGTTCGCCCGTGTTTTTTTGGAGCCGGCATGATCTTCGCCTCTCGGACCCAGCGGCGCAAGGTGTGAATGCTGGGCGCATGCTCACCGTAGCGTTTCGCCGCCCAATCTTCCAAGGTGGTTAGGCGCTCGCTCACCGGGGCGTCCTGGCCGAACGCGCTTTCCGCGGATACCAATAAAGCGGATGCACGCGCGAGCCCGTCGGAATCTCCGCCGCCGGCCAGCGCAGGCAGCCGAGGTGCTTCCGGATCGGTCGATTGCGATTCTGGCGGATCGACTGCACGAGATACGCGGAGCCCGCCGGCGTGCGCAGATAGTCGCCAGCCTTCAGATCGCGCGCGCCATCGTAAAACAGCTTGCACGGCGTGTAGGGCAGGCGGCGGGCGACCATCACGGCTTCACCCCGCCCAATCGCGGGCATCCGATGCAGCGCGTCTTATCCGTTGGATACCCGGCTGGCGGGCAGTCCGAACATAGTGATGGAGAGCGGCGGCGCATCGGCTGGCCTAGCCTTTGCGCCCCTTCGAGGGACAGCCCAAAGTCCCTATGACGTTGCTCCGTATTGAGGTTCCCTGCCTCAGCGCCCTGAGCGGCCGACGCTGGCGGATTCATAACCTCGGAGCGGTTGTGTAACAGTTGCTGCCATTCTATCGCGTGCGTGGGGCACAGATCCTTGCCAGGCGCCGGCGAGCTCGTGCACGCATCGCAGATCGGCGTGCTGCAGGTTCGAACGCGTCTTGATTTCGCGCGGCCGACGATCGGCGGCGGCGTATCGCTCGACTTTAAGATCCAATCGCAGAGCCGCGTCGAGGCCGCGCCGCATTTGACGCACGGCCCGGGACGCCGGCCAGCCATGCGAAGCCAAGCGACATTGCCGTTTGGCATGCGGACGCGCAGGTCGTAGGGCATCAGAGCGGCTTCCCATGAATTCGTCGCCAAATTTCTAGATCATCATGGATGCCATCAAACTGCGGGAGTCTGATTGTTTCCGCCAGCGCGAATTGCTGTTCTAAGAATGAATGGAAATCATCGTCTGCGGTGCAGCCGCCTTGGCCTTCGCCACCGTACAGAACAATCTCGCCCTGGAAAGCCTTGAGCGTCTCGGCCGGCCACGATAAGTCGTAGTCCGGCCAGACGAGCAATAAATTTCTCGCCGGATATTTTTGCACAGCCTCGACGCCGCAGATGTGCTCGATCTCTATCCACGGTGTCACCCAGTGCCCGCGGTATTTTTCATTGAAGCCGTATCTACCCGTGCCTGGATCGGTCGCGATGACATTCAAATCAGCTTGCCGCAATTCGTAAGACCAATAACCGCTCCCGCAACCAACCTCCAATAAGGGCTGGTAGGGTGCGATGGCACCGATCACTTCATCAGTCAGAATGGCAAAGCCAAAGCGGTTAATGTGTTGCGCGCGAATATCACGACGACTCACGAAGTCCTCTACATCAAAAGGATTCATATACGAATCGCGCATCTTGGAAATATCGAGGCCGCGCTCCGCTAGGAATTTTTCGGCTTCGGTCACGGCTTCACGCTCGCATCAACCCTATTATCCCGGATCATCGCCGCGCGTCCCGCCTTCACCTTGCCGGGAACCTGCTCAGGTTTGCAGTTGATGAGTTCGGCGATCTGCCGGTTCGTGTGGCCAGACATCGAGAGCTGGTACGCCTTGGCGCAGACGGCGCGCGCTCGTTTGTTGCCACCTGTGCTCATCGCGGCTGCTCCGCGCTGGCATCAGGAGTTGTCATAGTTCCCACCCGCCCTTCCACGGTGGCTCCGCGCCGACTGGCAACGCCTTTTTGATGCGCTCGCGGCATCCAACACACCACGCCGCGAACTGCTGCACGTACCACGCCGGATTGAGCAAGCATCCGCCGCATCCTTGGCAATGCACATGAGCCTTGTGATCCAAAGCGAACGCCTCGAAATTCATCATGACTCAGTTCCTCCGCTGGCCACGGCATCAGATTGCGAGTCCATGTGCGGACCTTCGTGAGCGTGCGGAAGGCAGCAGCATGCGCCTGCTCCGTTACGCGCCCACATAAATGAGCAATGCCCGTTGCCCAAATATCCGCCATCGAACCAAGTAGCATGCTTCAATCGCTCCTTTAAGCACCGCGATACTTCATTCTCAAGCCATCGAAGGTCGGCGTCGGTGAGGCTGTCGAGATCGGCTTTGGTCATCGCAACGCTGGCTGTGACGATCACTTTCCTTCTCCGCTGGCATCAGACTCAGAGCACGGTCTGTGGTTCTCGTCCAGCCAGATTCCCCGCTCTAGGAATCCGTGCCACGAATGACCAGCCGCTCCGTCTGTGACTAGAATGGAAGGGCTGACGGTTATGGTTCCGTCATCGTGCTTGGTGACTTCATGCCCGCTCAGATTCGCCGTCATTCGGATGTGATGATCGGAGTACGGGACTCGCGCGTATAGGTCGCCATGCCAGAAAGTGTATTCGCGAGGGTGCAATTGATGCGGCTCGCTCTCTGGCATGTGGATCGCCAAGTCGTTAACGGTCGCCATGCTTCTCGTCTCCGCTGTTATTGGTCATCGCGGCGGCCCCGTGCGCGGGCCTTTGCGCCGAACTTCCTTCATGGCGTCCAGGCATATTTTCCTGATCTTGGCCTGCACTTCAGGGTCCTCCAATGCGCGCTGCCACGCCTCGCGCTCGGCTTGCTCTCGCGCCTCTTGGGCACGGATCGGCGCATCCATTGGTGCATGAATGTCGAATGGCGGAATCTCATTCATGCTCTACACGTCCATCGGCTTGTGGGTAAAGCGCCTGCGTGGCGGCACGGCGGATTAACCCCTTGCTGTTCGCCGCGATATTTTCCAGCGCGGCCTTGTACCTGTCGCGCTCGTGCTGAATCGCGAGCACCGCATTTCGCTCCATGGTCCGCACCAGTGGATCTCGCGTATCTTTGAACGGATCATTTGCCATGCTCGGCTCCTCCAGGCTCGCAGCGGTCCAGCAAGTAACAGCCAGCCATCCCCTTGAGCCAGATCACGGCGCTATGCTCCGACAGCACGCAAGCTTTGCTGCGCGTCGTCCACGGCTCGCGAGTACCGTTGTCTCGCGTGAGCATGACCTGAGTGCCCACCGGATATTTGTCATTCCAGGCGTTGCACTGAGCCAGCAACTTCATCAGCCGAGCCTCGTGGCGCTTGTTGGTCGCTGCGCTCATGCGCCACCTGCCGTGTCGACAGCAGCCACCTCAAGGCCTGACTCGTACGCCATGTTCATCAGATCGCAGATGTCGTCAGCGAGATCCTTGTCGCTGAAGGTTTGGCCGATTTCGGTTTTATCCGTCTGCCCGTGCTCCACATACACGATTGCCCACATCTTCCCCGCGCCACAGTGAGAGCAGCCGTCCTCGCCCGCAGCCATCTCGACGTTGTAATAGGTCTTGTACTCGGTCAAGCCGGTGACCGTCTCTGGGCTTGGATCACTCATGCCGCACCCGACCGTTCATGTTCCGGCGCTCGCTGCGGCGGATCTGGCCACTGAGGGCGCGTTCCGGTGCTCTCCTCGATCAGATCCCCTACCGCCTCGCGCATGAATGCGATGAACTGATCGCGGCGCGCAGGCTCTTGGACGAAGCGCATCGCGACTGACCCAAGAGGAACGGCGCCATCCATTGTCTCGGTCAGCGCGTAGTAAGCTCGCCATGTGTCACCTTCGACGCGGAAGGCCAGCCGCCCAATTTTCTGCAACTCCATTATTTTCCCCCTGGATCACGAACGAAGCTGACGACCCACACCCAAGGATTGGAATCCCACGGATGGCGCTTCCCGTTGATCTGATTCCACAGCCGCGCGTACCAGGCGATCGGATAGGCGCTGGCGATGGTGTTGTCCTCATCGGGCCCTGGCCAGCCTTCGGCCTCGGCGTCGCCGGTGGTGATGTCGTTCAGCCGCTCGGCGCGAACGTCGGTAATTTCCAGCGTGATGCGCGAGGCGGCGCGCGGCATGTGGATCGACGGCGACCATTTTGGCTTCACGCCCAGATGGTCGCCCATTCGAGCGCCGGGCTCATACGTCGCGCGATAGTCTGTCTCGATCCAGCCGTGAGCATCGCCGATGATCTTGCGGAACGACTCGCGCACCCACAGCCGATCGCCTGGTTGGCCGTATGGGCATCTCCAGCAATGATCCACTGGAGCCTCCGACGCTCCGTTCTTCCCATTGGCGATACCCACGAACGTATGCTTGTGAAGATTCGTTCCGCCCCAAAGCCCGACAGGCGTCGGCTTTACAACGCGCCGCGTCTGGGCCTTCGTGCCAGCGAGCAGCGCGCGAATCATAGGGGTGGAAAAAAGGACCGGTCTGTCCATCAAAGCTTCTCGTGCGCCGGCACTGGAATCTCGAAGCCCGCGGCAGTGTCATAGTCGACGGTGAATCCGCTGGCGTTGCGATGTCCGCCGCCGCCATATAGCTTGGCGATCTCAGACACGTCGACGCCTGTGTCAGTCGATCGCAAGCCGAATACGCGGCCTCGCGGCGTATCCCAGTAGCAGCCGGCGAACGGCTCACCATTGGCGCAGAGCTTGTGTGCCGCGTCGCTGACATGTATGTACGGCAGGTTCGCGATGGGGACGTTGTAGCCGCCGATGTTCATGCGTCTGGTGACCACGCCCAGCAGTTCGTCAATGTCCTTGAAGTGCTTGCGCTCGATCGCACGGCCCTCGGCAATCAGATCCTCGACTGGGCGCGCCATCAGTTCGTCCCACAACGCGAAGTCGTACGGATGGCTGAATACGTTCGCCTGGATCTCCCTAGTGCCGGCCAGCGCGAAGCGCCACAGATCCCTGTCCTCGATATGCCTGAGCAGCTGCGGCGGCTCCTTGCCCGGGAAGAAGTGATCCCATGTAAGGATTGCACCGCTGTGCTCCATGTCGAATACGGCGAACACGTGCTGCGGCAGATTGATCAGATCCTCGGCGGCCGTCTTGTGGTGGTCGATGATCCCGATCTCTAGCGCCTTAGAAGCCATCTCGACCAGCACCTGGCGCTTATAGCTGAAGTCCACCATGATCACTTCGCGGCCGGTGACGTCGGGCGGTGGCTGCTGGTAGACGCCAGCATGGAAATCCACCTCACCCAGCGCCTTGCGGACGACCCAAGCTGCGCCAAAACCGTCCGCGCAGTTGCCGTGATAAATGCAGAGCATCTTCATTTAGAACATCCTGTCGATGATTTCGATTAGATACGCGGTATTGACCTTCTCCGGATCCTTCTCTTTGAGTTTAGAGATGACGTCCATGAAGTAGGCCGAATCCACGCCGGTCAATTGCTCCTGCAGCACGGTGATGTCGGTCAGGTCCAGAGCCGATATCTGCATCAGAATCTTTAGGATCTGTCCGGCGTTCACCGTCCAGCCGCGGCCGAGGAATTTGCGCAATCGAATGATCGAGCAGACCGGATACTTGCTGCCCACGTATCGCAGCTCTTTGGTTAGCAGCGCCTCCAGCGCATCCGGGCGAAGCACAAGCTCGCCGTCCTGGCTCTTCCAGTAATTAGTGCAATGCACGAAATCATAGTTCTCATGGATCTGATCCGGGTCGCCGTAAAACCGCACGATGATCTGGATCCGATGACTAAGCGTGATCGCGTTCGTCGACAGGAATACGGGACGGTATTTCGGTTTGCCGTCATCCTCGGTCTGCTGAGTCAGGGTCTCGGTCTGTTCGTAGGTGTCCTGAATCTCGCCGCTATCGCGCATTACCTCGCCGACATACCCGGTCGCTTCCGCAGCCGGCCGGCCCTCAAAGTACTCGTACGGCTTTGTCGTTCCGTTCTCGCTTGCGATCCCCGCGGACTTGATCACGATCCGGATGCGGCCATCATCATCCTGTCTGACGGACAGCGGGCAGGTAATGCCCTTCGCCGTCGTTGGCTTGAATCGGTCGCAGTAATATTCGGCGACCGCAAGCGTCGTCTCCTTGGTGGCGAAGTAGACGTCGAAATCGTTTACCGGTTCGCGCAACAACATCGAAGCGATCGAGCCGCCAGTGACGATGGCGTCTCTCGATACCGCTTCACGCAAGGAATGGACATCAATCGATGCCACCCATTCGTCAACTTTCTTGCGCAGCGCTGCCCTTATCGTTTTCGCTTTCATGATTGTGTTCCCTTAAGCGCGGCAATGATGTCGCGGATCCGCTGCGCTTCTTCAGGCGCGTCCTCGGGCGGCGGCCAATAGAAATCCTCGAATAGCTTTAGGCCGTTGGCGAGGCGCGCCTCCAATTCGTCGATGCGCCTCTTCAGTGGCTTGACGGCCTCGGTCACCGCATTGACCAGGTCGGCTCGGTGCATGGCGATAATGTCATTCATGCCTTGGTTACTTCTTGCCTTCGAACCGCTGGTGTTGGCGTAGCAACCGATTTATGGTGTTTCGAGTGGTGGCGACCTTCTGATGTTGCGATTTTCTGATTAATCAGCGTGCAAATAGCGTCGGCCAATTGCTGCGGATTGGTTGTGACGCCCGCCTGGCGCAGGGCATGGACTAAGCGGCCGCGGGCTTCCTGGTCTCTCATGCAGCTGTTCCTTCAGCGCCTTGATAGTGATTGAACCAGCGATAAAGGCGTGTAGGGCCTGCTTCGCACTGCCACTTCCCGGAGTCTCGGAGATACCGCAGCAGATCCCGGGCCTCTTGGCGCTTCATCCAAAGCGCATTCCAGCACCAGTTGCCAAACCATTCCTTTTCCCGCTCGTATCGAAAGACGCGATGCGATAACCGCACCCTGCCGCCGCCCAGGTAGGTCACGCTCATGCCGGCGCGGTAACCCCAAAAGCAACTGACAATTTCCAGGTCCTGATCGTCCCCGTAATGCAGCGCGTCGAAGCGGCGCATGAAAAAGCCGTTATCAGGATGATTACAGGCAATGGAGATCAGCGTCATGGCTTCACCCCGGAAAGAATCATCGCGCGCTCGTGCTCGATAAACATCACCTTCATCCAGGCCCCGCTGCCTTTCGAGTCGCCGTGAATCTGCGCGACCAACATTCCCGGCTGCCTAAGCGCGGATTGCTCCTCGACGTAGCGAAAGTGCCTGGCGAGCGCGGCGTACTGCGCGAGGGTGAGATTGAGTTCGGCGGGTTCGGGGAAGGCCATCAGAAAAGATCCTCGCTTGCACGCACTTCGCCGCGGATCGGCTCGGTGACGATTTGTTTGGACGCCATGCGGTAAATGTAGGCATCCCGCGTCGATCTCTTGAACCCGGTTCGTTCGGTCACCTCATCGCGCGCGAGTCCCTTCGGGTACACCTCGATCAATTGCTCAAGAATCAGCCGCTCGCCCTGCGGCAGCTTGTTGAGCCAAAATTGCTGCAGCTCCTCGCCACGTGGCAACGGCTCGGCATTGGGCAGTGCCAGGATGCCGTCCTCTGTTGCGGTCACCGTCTCGCCGTTGACCTCGACGAATCCCTTTTCCTTCAATCGATAGACGTAGGCGTCGCGGGTACTGCGCTTGAATCCCGTCAGGACTGTGATCTGCTCGCGCCGCAATCCATCTGGATACTGGATGCAGGCTGACAGCACGGCGATCTCGCCTTTCGGCAGAGCCGACGCCGGCGCGTGGCCGTTGTGTGTGAATTTGGCAGCCGACGTTTTAAGCTGTTTTAAGCCGTTTAATGCCGTTTTCGACGCCGCGCTGTGTGGGACTTTGGTCGGCGCGTAGTACTCGCGCCTGTCCGTCTTCACCGTCGCCGGCGGGTTGGCCAGCACGGCGACTGCGGCTTCCAGGCCGGTGATGAATGCGTCGTTTCGATCGATTAAACCTGTGAGATGCGACCGAACGTCGCCGGCACATTTCTTCCAGCCCTCGGAGAATCCTACTTCGTTCGCGCGGACCGCCTCGGCGACGCCTTCGCGCTTGCCGTCATTGAAGGCCTGGTCGATGTCGCGCTTTAGATACGCGCCCTCCGGCGTCGCCGCTTTGATCTGCCGCTGCAGCTCGGCAATCTTCTTCTTGAGCACTGCCGGATCGTTGGCTTGCGCTTCCTCGAGCACCGTGACCAGCTTGCCCTTGAGCTCCTCGAGGTCCACGGTCGCCCAGCCCTTCAGCTGCGCCGGCGCGTCGAGCTCCTGCGGCTTGAAGCTGTCGAAAGTGGAGAACAGCGGAAAGGTCACCCTCTCGGGCCCGTAATCGATTTCCGGGCACCACATCCAGGCCTCTGGCTTTTTCAACTGCGCGAGGCTGGCCAGCACTTGCTTGCCGACCTCGATGTCGGCGCAGCCGTCTATCCAGTCCTTGATGGCATCGCGATCCGATTTATGGATGACCTTGCAGGCAATCAGGGTCTCCATCGAGGTCAAGAAATCGTTATGCACTTTCTGCCCGCGCTGGCTGTCGGCCAAAACGGTCAGCCCAAGGCCGCGGCCCTCCGATGCCAAGGTGTTGGCCCAGTGCAGCATCTCGCCAGCCTGCGGGCTGAACACCTTGCCCTTGAAGGCGAAGTTGTGGACCTCGCTGATGACGATATACCGCTTGCCCTTGTTGATCCGATACGCGGTAGAAACGAAGTCGATGAATAGCTGGCTTCGGTCACGATGGGATAGTCCGCGCATGTCGATAACGCACGGCCGATTGCCCGAGCAGACGACCTCGGCGAGTTCCTTGCCGGCGGCGGCATTGAGCGGCAGATCCGCGTGCTTACCGCCGAAGATCACAACGGGGAAGCCAGGCTCCTTGCCGTTGGCTGATGACTTGATGCCCCACCAGTCGCCCTTTACGTCGAGGATGATGACCGGCTCGCCGGCGCGCAGCAGGTGCTCGACGAATATGCGCAGCTTCGAGGACTTGCCGCTGCCGGTCTTGCCGATCGCGATCATGTGCTGCGCGAGGACGCCGGCGGGGAATTTGAATGTGCTCAAGCGCCGTCTCCCGGGCTCTGCTTCGCCCGGCCGCCGCGCAGTTCATTCACCGATACCGCGCCAGCGGTAATGCTCGTCGCGAGCACGTCCGGCAGTTCGGCAAGCGCGGCGATGATTACCGGTTTTAAATAGCAGTGCTCGCAAATTGACAGCGTGACCGTGCCGCCCATGCTTTGCGTCATTTCCTCATCAGGGCCCATTACCGAGGCGAGCCTGGAATTGCCGAGCAACGCGGCGAGTCCATCCTGCCGGCGCACCGTCTTCATGATGATTCCGATACGCTCAACGGTCACGCGCGAGAACATTGGCAGGCCGGTATGGCCGATCGGCTTCCCGCAGAGCGAGCATTTCGCGTACAGGAGCAATTCAGCTTCTTTCATGGTGGGGTTGTTTTCACTGCGGCGCAAATTAGGATGACCAGCATCAGAAGGCCAGCAAAGGCCAAATAGTTGAGAATGGAGAACCTGGGATGCTTTGGCGGCAAACAAATTCTGCACAGTCTTTCGCCGTGCGGAATGCACCGCATATCGAACACGTTTCCGGTTGGCGAGTCGCCATTGGTGCTCATCGATGCGCTCGCAAAGTCCCGGCGTACTCCGGATCGCCCGGCAGGATGAGCCGCGGATCCCGATCGATGTCCGCGTAGTCCGCGCCGATCGAGATCTGATCGGCAATCCATTCGTTCTCGACTTCAATCAGCTCCTGGGCGAGTTCCAGGCCGCGCACTGCGATGAGACCGGACTGACAGCACGTCGAGCACGCGCCGGCGAGCTCGACAGGCGACTTCGCTACCCAGTAGCAGCCGCCTTCGCAGGGCTCATCGTCCTCGCAGCCGCAGCCGATGCAGGCGGTCACGTTGCCTCCTCCTGAAGCTCACGAGCCGCCAACATCTTGAGGCGACACCGAATCGAATGGTGTTTGCGCTCAGTGCCAAACCTGCGGGCGGCCGCCGCCGCGATCTCTATCGGCGTGAAATCCTGGATCCGCAGCGCTTCGATGAACGTATCTTCCTCATCAGTGAAGCGATGCACTCGGACGCCGTTGCGCACGTACATTTTCGGCTGCTCGAGCTTGCGCGGCGCCGACAGGCCATTGCAGTACATGAACCATTTGACCGTCGACGGATGGCGATTGATGAGCTTGGCAATGCGCCCACAGCTGAACCGCTTCGCGGCGAGCTCCTCGATCCGCCGATGATCGGATTCGGTCATCACGCTCACGAGCCGGTCCTCGATAGTCTTGCGACGCTGCCGGCGGCCGGGCCTTCGAGTTTTGGCTTGGACACGAATCCGGTGCCATCGCCACCGATGAGTTCGAGGAACTTGCACTCTACCTTGGCGGACTCGATGATCGTATTCGCGACCGTCGATATCGCCTTGGCCCGCTCGATGTCCATCGGGCTTTCTTTGTCGCGCAGCGCTTCGAGCGTGGCGAACAAATGGTCGCGCAGATCCTCAATCTTGTTTTTGATGATGTCTCTCCCGCTTGTTGATTTGTCGCTGAACGGCGCCGCGCAACTGAATGAGCTGGCGGATCGCCTTCGGATAGTTCGTGTGATAGCTGTTGCGCCGCATGAGCTCGGCGCGCGAGATGAGTTCGATGGCGTCGAGAGTTATCTTGTCGAGGTCAGTGGTTTCGCGACCCGGTTTGAACGCGACGGCGTGGCCTACCGGTATCGGACCGTTCGCATCAATCCACAGAAGCCGATGCACCGGCTGCCAGCGCTTCTGCGGCGGACCGAAGTCAGATAGCTTGCGATCTAGATAGCCGTCGGCGTTGATTCGCAAGCTGCCTATGGGCTTGTAGTTTCTCGCCTCGCTGGGCAGCCGGCCCTTCTTGAATTGGGTCTCCGCCATGCGCCCGGGCGCATACCCAGGGCGACGCAGACCCGCATTCGCCGGGACGTGACCCTTGGGATAACGATAGGCGACGCCGGCGGCGCTGAGTTTGGTGAGGCGTCCAGATTCAGAGCTGGTAAGGAAGGCGGCGCTTTTCTTGACGCCCAGAACATAGGCGAAGCGATACACCCCGCTCAACGGGCGCTTAAGCGCGGCCGCGATCAGCTTGGTCGCCTTGTTGGGATAATCCCGGCGCACCGCCGCGATGTCCCGCTTGGTCCAGGGGCGGCCGTTCACGCTTCCACCGGCGATCGCTCGACCGTCACCAGTTCGACGCGGTTGATTTTGTACGGGCCGCGGCAGCCGACGCCAGGCTGGCCGAATACGGCCTTACCCTGCGTGAGCTGCAGGAATGAGTGCTGCATGGCGTCGAGCATGCATTCGGGATAATCCGTCGACACGCGGCCCTTGGTCTTCCACGTTTGGCCGCCGGCGGACGTGCCCTCGATCGTGTATTCGCTGATCATACCGCCGCCGGTTCGTCGCGAGTTTCCTTAACCGTCGAATCAGCGCGATCACCCCCAATCAAGCGCAGCGTGTCTTCGCGGCAGCACGCGCGCAGGCCATCGAGGCGATAGAACGGCAGCGGCGATAGCGCCGAGCAGAAGCAGATGCAGTGCTCGGTTACGAGTCCGACCTTGCCAGCGTGAGGGCGCGAACTCGCATCGACGCCCACGATCCGAACGAGATCGCCTCGGTTGAATTTAGGCATTCGTCACCTCGCATCCCGCGGTCGATAAAGCCTTCTCGCCGGCCCATCCCGCATGTATCCGCCGGTGAATCGTTCGATATTTGAGACCCGTTCTTCTGGCCCATTCGGCGATGTTCAGCGTCTCACCGAATGCGGTGATCAGTTTATGATTAGATCGGTTACTCATCTGCTCAGCCCTGGTCGCCCATCGACAATTGGATGGCTCGTAGTCGCCATCGTTATCTTTTCTGTCGATCTCTAACCCTGGTGGCGCAAGTCCCATGTCAGCTAAGAAATCTTCAAATCGCAACCATCTATCGCAGACCTTGATACCGCGACTGCCATACGTTTTCCATCCGCTGCCGTTTTTTGCACTGCAGCGGCTTATCATGTTGGTCCATATGGCGAAGGTTCGGCTATTGCTCAATCCGTGCGTTGCGTTCCCGTGCGTGGATTTTCGGTTTGTACGGATATGCCCGGCTTTCATGCTTGCGCCCAGTCCGCGAACCTGCCGACGAGCTGCCGGAATTCCGAGCGCGACAGGCAGATCTTGTCGTCCTTATCCGTCTCGCCATCGTGCTGCTCAATGATCAGATAGGCGTCGTCGATCGAGGCCTTGAGGCCATAACCCTGCTCGATCTCGAGGGTGATCGCCGCCGCGGGCTTCGCCGTTTTTGTTTTCACAGCGCTACCCCCCCCCGGCGACCTTTGCACGATAGGCGTCGTTCATGATCTTCTTGCATGGCCGACATTTGCCCTTCGGGGTGAAATCACTCGCGCCGCACTTCTCGCACGTCTTGCTCATTTGCGTTTCCTCCTGGATTTTTTCTGCTCGACGACCGGTGGCGCCGGCGGCACGACGAACCTGGTCGTAATGAACGACCGCGTGCGGCCTAGCTTCTCCGCGCATTCGAGCATCGCCTTGTTATCGACGTGCGTGCCGCCGTGAATTTCAGCCGCGCCGAGCTTCTGCGCAGCCTTGACCACGCGAGCGAACAGCTGCCCGTACAGACCGTGCCTACGCACCTCCGGAGCGACGAAGCCGAAGTGCACCCACACGACCTTGCGCCACTTCAGGTGCTCGAAGGTGATGACGCCGACCGGCATGTCGCCGGCGAAAGCGACCACCGCTTGGTGATCCCAATTGCTGATGGTCTCCATCGGCGCAATGCCGCGCGCCAGCAGCTCGGACCAGCCGTGCGCGATCAGCGGAATAGCCGGCGTCTGATTGACACCGTCGTACTCCTTGAACTCGAAGATCACTTCTTTTTCCCCTTCGGCTTCTTGGCAGGCTTGGCCGCGGCGGTGAGCTCGGCGCGGATCTTGTCGGCGTTGACCTTGAGCTTTTTGGCGGTCGCGAGCAGCAGAGTCGGCTTCTCGCTAGAATTTTGGTAGATTTGCAGCTCCTTGATGAATACGAGATCGAAGAGGAATCGCGTCAGAGGCGCATCCTCAAGGCCTACGAGCAGCTTCTCGACCGGCTTCATCAGGTCCTGGCCGTAACCGTTGCTCGATTTGACGGGCTCGAGTTGCCACATCCCCATGACGAGCTTGCGGACGTCGTGCTGCAATTCGTAGTAGAAGCGCAGCGCAATGACGCGCAGATCCTCACTGCCGAGCTTCGCCGGCAGCTTGGCGCGTATTTCGTGATAGACGGTTGCGCGGAATTTCTTCTCGAGATTCGTCTTCTTCTGTGCGGCTCGCGCTTGAGCTGCATACCGGTTGCCATCTGAGCCGGAACGCTTGACGCCAGCCTTCGTTAGCACGGCGCTGACATCCGCCTTTTTTGCCACCTTCACGAGCTTGCCGCTCTTCGGATCCTGCAGCAGCGTCGGCAGATAGTCTTTGCCGAGCAGCTGCGCGTTCGTGCGGCTCTTCGGATCGCTATAGTTGTGATCATCGAGCCTGACATAGTCACCGTCGTGAAGATGTTCGGCGCCATGTGGCGCAATCTTCTGAGCCGCTTTCCCGGTGATGACTACCTGGCCGGTATCCTTCGACGCGGCGATCGCGCGCTCAGCAAAGGCCTGGCGCTTCGCCTTGAAGCAAACTGGATCTGTGCATACATTCCCACTCTTGACGTCGTCGAAGAGTTCGGCCTGGTTGCCGGTACGTTTTGGACATGCGCCGCAAGCGCCGGCGGCCGCGACCAGGCTCGCATCCTCAGTCGGGAATCCGGCGTCCGAAAGATTCGTCATGTAGTTATCGCGAATGTGTGAGGCCGCATCGCGGAACGTCATAATGGGTTCGCCCCACTTTTTATTCGTGATCTCCTTGAGAGCCTCGAGCTGTAGGACCTCAATGGGAATGCGAGCCAGCAGCAGCGCAGTCGATGCGGTGAGCTTTCCATCATAGAAAGCGGTTCGCGAGGCCTTAGCCAGCCCGCATAACTTGAGCCGCGAATATATATAGCCCTTCGACTTGCCGACCTTATCCGCGATCTCCTCGGCGGCGTGACCGAGCTTCTGCAGCTGCTCGTACCCTTCCGCCTCGGCGAGCTCGTGCAGGCCTTCCCGTTGCAGATTCTCGATAAGCTGGATCTCAAGGACCTGCTCGTCCGTGAGGCTGCGCACATCGGCAGTGATGGCCGAGACGCCTGCGGCTTTCGCGGCGATGTAACGACGTTCGCCGGCGACAAGTTCAAAGTGCCCATTCACGGGACGCGCGATCACTGGGACCAGCACGCCGTGCAACTTGATGCTGCCGGCGAGTTCCGCCATCGCGCCCTTGTCGAAGTGTTTGCGCCGCTCGGCCTGGCTACCGGTGGTAGATAGCTTTATATCTTCGAGCGCGAGCGCGCGGATGCCGCTTTGTCCGTCGGTGATTGTCATGGGTTCCCCTTTGATAAGAAGGCCTTAAGCCACGGAAAGCGCAGTCCTATTTGACGGCGAGCCTTGTAGCTGCTCGCGTGACTGAAATGGCCGGAGTAGCTCGCGATGACCGATAGCAGTTTCGACGGTGCGCGAGGGTCGGTTCCGCGCATGGGCCACGCGCGAAGCTTGGCGCGCAGGTGTCCGACGACGCGCCGACGTACCGTGCGGTGAGTCGGATAGCAAACGTAACCCAAGAAGTCACATCCGGCACTCAGCGGCTTTAATTTAACGTCAGCCTTCAATTCGAGGCGAAGGCGCGATCGCAGAAACTCAACGATGGACGCTTGCCAGGCCTGCAGCTGCTCACGATCCCGATGGACTAAGACCATGTCATCGACGTACCGCAGATATCTGGGCGCCCCCAATTGGTGCTTTACGAACTGATCGAGCGCATCCAAATAGACGTTGGCGAAGAACTGCGAGGAGAGATTGCCAATCGCCAGCCCGCAGCCTGGCGCGGCGTTCTCTAATCGCTTATGAGACGGTACCTTGGCGCGCTCGGCTTGAGATCCTACGAAATTGACGCCGCTGGCGACCGGTGAGCGGCGCAATAGCGCGTGCGTGGCGAACTGCGCGACCGGCGGCAGCGATTGAATGCGGCTCTTGAGCATCGCGTACAGCGTCGGTCTATATATAGAGTTGAAGAAATTCTTAATGTCGAGCTGCAGGTACCAGCCGCCGCCCTGGCCTGAATGGACCTGGCGCATGAAATCGGTGAGCCGCTCGACCGCCGCGTGCGTTCCCTTGTCTTTCCGATTCGAATAGCTGTCGAAGATGAATTTGGGCTCATAGATCGCCTCGAGCTGCGGCACCAGCCAGTGATGCACGATGCGATCGCGAAACGGCGGCGCGTGGATTTCTCGGGCCTTCGGCGCCGTCGCGATAAAGCAGGTCGGCTTGCCGGGCGACCAGGTGCCGGCGGTGAGCTCCCGCTGTAGATCGATCAGACCGTCGATCCAATAGGCATCGAAGTTCAGTTGATCGGGGCTCGGCTTCTTCCCGCGGCGAGCTCGCGCCCAGGCAGAGTGGAGGCTTCTAAATGAGACCGCATCGTGACACTCACCGGCGCGGACCGCGCGAACGTTGTTGTGATTCGTCTGGTTGTTCCGATTGACATTGCCATTGTGCAGGTTGACGTTCCACGCGTAGTCCGAGGGAAACGCTAACCCAGGAACTTCCGACCCTGGTGCACAGCCTTGGTAGCGCACCATCGTCATATTCTTGCCTCATGGGCGCCCTGGGTACTCAGTATCTGGGCACGCTGCACAGGCTCTCGAGCTTGCACATTCTGGCCCTTCGATTGCAGGCTCTTCAGCCAACCTCCGCTCTGCTGCCCTAACTGGTGAACCAACTTGGCGAGCGCCTCGAACTCGGCGAAGCTGCCAAATGCCCGGACTTGCTTGCCGAGCTGCATGGATATCTTTAAGTCATCGACCGCGCTGCAGAGCTCCAGCACCCGAGAAAGCCGCTGGTCAGGATCGCGCCACGCCTTGTGAACCGATCGCGCGACCTGCATCGCGTAGAAGCGCAGATCGGCGCCGGTGCTGTACTTGTGAAAACGAGCAAACCGCCGCACGGCATTCTCCACATCGGCGAGGATGCGATGCGAGAGCCTTGCTATTGGCGGGGCGCGGTCAAACATCGAGGTTTAAATCCCAAGTTCCAGAGGCTGACCGGCGCGGACCGCGCGAACGTAGCCGTGAGCCGCCTGGGAGTCCCGACCGACACTGCCATAGCGCAGGTTGACGAACCACGCGCAGCCCGAGGGGCTTTCAGCGTCCGGCGTGCAAATCCATTCGTACGATGCGCCACCGGCGCTGAATTCGGAGTACAGCGCGGGACCGAACTTGGAATAATCAACGATTGAGATGCGCTCTTTTACGGTTGACGCGCGCCAATCGTCTTTACCGAACAGCCGGTAGTTCGCGCAGGCCTTCAGCGCGTCCTTCCAAGGAACCGAGCCGCATTCAAGCGGTGCGGTCGTCCAGGTCAGATTGGTCTCGGCGTCGTATACCGCTACACCGCCGGATGGTACGACGTTGCCATGTAGATCGTATCGGGTAAAGCGCGGCAGATCGGTGACCATTGTCCACGGCTTCATAGGCTCGCCTGGTGCCAGCTGCACCTCGTCATTTGCGCAGATCGATGTGGCGATCGCGAAGAGATCCGCAGCGGATGCGCTTTGAATTCGATCGGCGAGCAGCTTGCGGATATCGCGGGCGAGGGCATTCATGTCGTGGTTC